GTTCTGCAAGCCACTTCTTGACAACTGGTGCCCAGTCAACCTGTGGGCCGTACTGACCAAATAGCTTTGTAAGATCTGACTTGTACGCTGTATTATTGGCAGTTCCCGTTTCTGTGACCGCCCTGGATTCTAGCCACCCTGGTCCGAGTTGCTGCCCAATCAAATCCATTACCTGGTCATCAGAAACTAGCTGCTGCAGCCAAGTACCAATCGTAGCCTCTGCTCCGTCAATCAGAGTTCCTGTGTCACCGTTAATATTTAGCCTTGGCATTTCAGTGTTTGACCCAACAAGTGAAATGATCCTGTCTCTCATAGATGGGTCAATATCGGGGTTGCTCTGTGCATCCGATACAAATCCCTTCAGGTTTTCAAGATCTCTCCACGAGAAGTTATAGAACAAGCCGTCGTTTTTCTTGACTTGGATGATGTCGTTGGAGTCAAATAGCCCTGCCTGGCCTCCGCCCCCTGGGACAGGAATAAGTTTAACCTTTCCGTCTTGACCTGCGTTAATTGCCCGGACGAAATATGGGTCACCCTTTCGGTCGAATGCCATTACGTAGTTTGGATTCCTGGCATCAAGCTTGTTGATGGCGTCAAACACGAAGTACCTCAGGCTTGGGTCCCAAACGTAAGCCTTGACGAGGTTCTTGTCTTCCGAGATAATTCGTGGCTTGACTGTTCCTTCAATCTTAAGACGAAGAACATCTGCCACGGTCATAGAGTTGCCGCTACCAATTTGTCGAACAAGAGCTGAAGTGTTGATACCCATCTGCATCAGGGCGTCACCAATAGGACCAAGCTCTGTTCGGTCGTCGTTTGTCTCAACTGCGTTAAGGTAGGTTGTAATCCTTTTCGCAACGTCGTATTCCTCTGCTCCAGAGATTTCTGCTACCTTAGAAATCATCTCGTCAATGCTCATAGTCTCGCTGCCGCCGAACAGGGCAGAGGCATCTCCATTGTTTATATTGACAATCATCTCTGGGATCTGGCTGTTTGAGATATTGTCAACACCAGCCCCGCCGATGGCTCCAACGAAGCGATTAAGAGCAGTCTCAACGGCAGCCGGGTCTGCTCCTCCTGGGACACTAACCGATGCCCCAGATGCGCTAAGGTCTCTTACGAGGTTCTCAACGTGCTGCTTGCTAGTGGCTACGAAGATTCCCTGTCCGTAGACAGTTGCCAGGCTGGAAATGAACCCTGGCCACGTCCCAAGCTCCTTTCCGTACCCCTGATCCTTAAGTTCCTTGACGTCGTCGGAAGCCTGCTCAAGGGCTCCCATGATCTCTGCGGCACGCTCCGTGGAGATTCCGTTGGCAGACATGGATGCCTCGATGAGTGACTGCACCGAGATGTCTGCTGACTGAGACATCTCGCTAAAGTTGTTTAGCCACTCGTCTCCGTCCCCTTTTCCAATCTCAATGTTTAGTAGCTTTTCTGTGTCTTTGGCCGGGAAGAAGTCCTTTGCCGTACCGCTGATCAGCTTCTGAATTCCCCTGGCAATTGCGTCCGTCTCTTCACGAAGCTCGTTGTCTACACGGTCAATCCTGGCCTGCGCAGCGTCCTGCTCTTGCCGCTCAATAGCCGAAGCTCGTGCAGCCTCAATGTCTCTGTAAGTCTGTGATTCGGTAGTGAACCCTGCCTCAACTGCGCGCTTGAGCTCCTTGTCGTAGAACTTCACTAGCTGTGCGGCAGTGAACTTCCCCTCCTTGAAACCATTCACCATGTCTGTGGCAGAACTGGTGTACGAGATCGTGAACATCTTGTTGCTCAGGCGCTCTCGGTCGGCATCAGTCATGGACCTGTCGCCCATGATGCGGGAGATAAATCGTTCGTACTCTGCGTCGGTAATCTTTCCAGTTCCTGTGCCGCCAACCAGAGTCAGGTCAATGGAGTTACCATTCTGGTAGGCTGCGTCAAGAACCTGCTCCTGATCTCGGAGCGCGGCAATTCGGAACTCTTCAGCCTTCGTTCGAAGCTTCTGGGCACCACCGGCGTCACCAACTGCATCTGCAGCGGAAGCCTGCGATAGGTACCAGGAAACGATGTTGTCTGCGGTGGCTGGCCTGGTTGTCCCGTCAATGGTGAACACGCCGGCAGCAGTTCCAGACCGCATGTTGTTGTTGTATGCGGTGATCATGTTGTTTTCCTGGTCCTGTCGCTCCTCTTTGAGGAGGGCATAGATCAGGGCAGAAAGGTTCTGCGAACCGCTTGCGGAACGTCCGAATTTACCCTTGCGTGCCATTTATTCCTCCATCATGCCAGCCATCTCCGGTGGGAGTGGGCCCTGGCCATTCATCATCTGTTCTGCCATTGCTTGCTCAGGGGGGATAGCCCCAGGCTGTCCTGGCTGTTGGGCGTTGGCTGGGAGCATCTCTGGTGGAAGCTGGCCCATCTCTCCGCCGTTCATCATCTCGGTACCGCCAGATGCGCCAACTTGCCTGAAGGCGTTGGCTGCAGAGGCTTGCTGAGCAGCCATTTGCTGCTGAGCGACCTGCGGAGCCATCATCTGCAGCTGCTGGAACATCTGCATCAGCTGGCCCATTGTGAGGACTGCAGCTGGGTTGAGCGTTGCATCTGTCTGCTCGTCTCGGATAAGGTCCTTCTCGCCCTCTGGGTCTTCCACGCCCACGCGGTCCATTGCGCGTTCTGCGCTCCAGATCCTGCCTTGGACAAGGTTGAGAGCCGTCTGAGCAAGCTCGAGCGTGTCTCGTGGCGTAAGCTCTGGTGGGGTAATCTCAAGCCGGTACTCACCAGCGATGATTTCGCTGATTGGACGCTCCTTGGCCTCCCACATGCGGGCGCTGAGCTCCCATACCTTCTTGACCCACGAGTACAGAAGCTTGCGCTTTGGCGCAATGCGCTGCTCGTAGTTGGCGACGAGAGACGCGATGGCACGGGACGAACCAAGAACACTGCTAGGCGCAAGGCCAAGCAGGAGATCGTTGAGGCCCGTTACCACCGCGATCTCTCGGTCGATTCGCTTGTTGTAGTCTTCAAGCTGGAACTGAGGGATGAACGGGGTGATTGGTCGCAGTTCGTTGCCTGGCCCAGGTGTTGCCACTCGGCCTGGCTTTGGGATTGCGTTTGCTGGCACTTCGTCCGGAGCGTCACCTCCGACGAGCTGCCACATCTGGCCCCCGACGATTGACTGAATCATTTGTGCCTGTGCGGTAATGCGCTCATCCTTCTCTCGGAGGAGCTGCTCTACGTCAAACAACTCTGACTTCCCGTATGGGCTGCCAGGGATGATGCTGTTGCGGAGCGGGATATATGGGAGCTCACCACCCAGCTCTGGGTGTCGCTTTGTCCATACAACAGTATTACCTACAATCAGTGCGTTGCAAACAACCGGCGGCTTGCCTGGCTTGCTTGGGTGCTTGTACCAGTAGTCTAGCACAGTGACCTGCATCTGCTCGTATTCGCTCTGGATGCGCTTTGGCTGTCGCTCGTACTCCTTGTGGTACAGGTTAGCCAGTGGGTCAGAGTGAGTTGCGTGGTGTGTGTATGGGTGCCAGCTTCCACCCTCCTGTACAGGGATGACCTCAATGCCGAAGTCCTCCATGACAGCCTGCGGGCTAAGACCATAGGTGTAGATAGCCCAGTCAATGCGGTTGTAGTTAGAGTCACCGTATCCTAGGAACAGGTTCTCTGGTGTGTCAATGATGGAAACACGAGGAATCTTTGCCTTCGGGTCCCACCAGACCTTGGCTGCAGTGTGGCCGTAGAGCCCCTTGTATAGGCAGGCCTCTTCCAGGCGCACCTCAAACTCGTTGGCCTCTGACCAAGCGAAGTACAGACGCTCTCGTCGGGCTGCAGATGCGCGGCCAACCTTGTCCATGGAGGTAGGTACGTAGTTAATTACTGGAGGTACTGCCTGGAGCGATGCTGGGATGTTAACGTATGCGGGGTGCACGTTTACAGATACGTGTGCACGCCCGGCGGTCCGAGCTGAGGGGTCCTCCGCCCAGTGGTCAGCACCGCCGAGCGTGATTGTGTTTGGGTAATAGAAGTGGTCGTATCGTCGGAACATTGAGCGCAAGCGGGCCTGCTCAGGCTCCTGCGTCTGCTTTCGTCCGTAAGCCTCAGAGAGAATACCGTAATTCTCGTCTAGGGTTGGATCAATATTCTGCATCATCAGTGCAGTGGAGGCCATGGACAGAGCCTTTTGCTCCTTCTCAGGTAGCCTCACCTTCGGCTTAGCCATTAATCAGAACCTCCAAAATATGTGAATACTGGGTTTTCCAGGTATCCAGATTGATTCCTAATCGCATGTTTCACTGCTACTGCAAGTGCCATGACTGCGTCTTGTTCCAGCTTCTTATCGTCAAGCTTGTACGAAAGTAGCTGCCTTCGAAGCTGCATCCAAATCCCCTGTCTCGGGAAGAGGACCATACGCTTGTCAATGGCAGCCTTAAGGTCGCTCAGCAGTTCCAGCTTCTTTGCCTTCGTTCCTCCGAAGTCGTAGCCACGAAGCGGCTTGATTACGGAGAACTCCTGCTTGAACAACTTGCCTCCAAATCCAGTCTCGTCCACGATGGTGGTGCAGCTGGAGAGGTCTTGGTTGTAGAGTAGATGCCCCTCTCGTACCATGTTCACAATGGCCTGGATGGTCTGCTTGCCGGTCCTAGTGCGGGCCCGTACTCCTAGCATCCTGTTTGGGGCTGTGTGGTCAATCGTAATGGTCCAGGTACTATC